ACAAGTATGGCATATAACACTGTTTCAATTCAAAAAGATGTTGATGGAAAGCCGATACCTCAATACTATGACCCGATATTGGATGCATATCGGGTCCTACAGGGCCGGAATGGAGCTAACAGAGTTGAGCTATACGATGCAGACGGCAACCCAATAGACCTTGTAGGGTTGATTGAAAGTATCATAGATATATTGAATTCTAGAAACTTGCCAATAGGAGCCAGTACAGAGGCGAAACAAGACGAAATAATATCCAATCTGGTAGATATACTAACAAAGCTCCAAGATGGAATAAAACAAGATGGCAGCACAATGGAATACTATGGNAAAAGCACAGACACAAAACCGACCCCGGACAAGGTTGGTGCTACCTTCTTTGAAATAGATACAACGACAGTGTTCATGTGGGACGGAACGGATTGGGTGGTGATATAGAATGGATATTATTAACTACAGTAAAATCAAAAAGACTGAAGCTGACCTTGCGTCGCATAAGGCAGATAATATGCCACATTTAATGCTGGTAGACAATAAAGTATATAAATATGGCTTTAAACAAGAAAACGGTTTTGTGAAGTTTTTGTATGAGGAGGTAATGTAAATGGCAGAAATTTTACTGCCTAACAAAGAACAAATAGATAAAATTATAAAGCTAAAATCAGGTATTGAGCCAATATTTGGCGTTATATGGGATAAAAGTTCAAATCCGACACTAACTCGCATAAATGATGCGATTGGCATGGTTGCTAATGCAGGTATTGATGGTGAAATAGTGCGCAATGATTTTGACAATGTTCCTCTATTTGGAGAAATACATGAAGTTGTAGATACATTGGGAAATGTTTTTGTGCGTATTCCAAAATTCTATATCAAAAAGGTTGATACCGAAAACTTTAAATCCTGGCAGGTTTCCAAAAAACGCTATCCAGGTTTTTATCTTCCTTGGTGTTTTTGGGACTTTGAGAATAATAAAGAATTGCCATATGTGGATATTGGCAAATACAAAGCATCATTAGGTGCAGGTAATAAGCTTGAATCTAAACCGAATACTTATCCGCTTGTCAACACTAATATCGTTAACATGAGAAATTATGCTCGAAATAACAATGTAGATGGATTAAAGGGATACCAGCAATTGGATATACATGCCATAGATGTTTTACGCACATTAATGATTGTAGAGTTCGCAACATTAAACATACAATCTATCATGATGGGGCTTGTAAGCGGTAGATATAACGAAGCGGATGTAGCAACTATATCTGAAAGCAACACTAATCGCATTATTGTATCAAATTTAACCGCATCGTATTATAGAGTAGGGCAAACTATCAGTGTTGGCACGTCGCTAGGAGGAAATCAAATATTTTACGGAAGGACTATTACTGCAATAGAAGTATATGATGCAAATAACAAGGCGATATATTTCGACGGAGAACCAGCAGATATATCTGCTGGAAATATCTTATATAATACCGGATGGAAAAATGGATTTAGCGCACAAATAATGGCAACCAGTGGCTGCATTATTGCAAATGATGGTTATTATCCATGTCATTATCGTGGTATAGAATCACCTTTTGGCGATATATGGCAATGGGTAGATGGGGTAAATATCGATCAGCATCAGGCATGGATTGCTAAAAATGCTGAAGATTATACCAGCAACGTTTTTGCGCACCCTTATGAAAAATTAGGATATGTAAATAGCGTTAGCAACGGATATATAATCAAAATGGGCTTTGACCCAAAATATCCTTTTGCTGAATTCCCTGTTAGCGTAGGTGGCAGTAATTCTACTTATTACTGTGATTACTATTATCAGCAAACAGGTCAAAGAGTTGCTCNGTTTGGGGGTAACTGGAACAGTGGCTCTGGTGCTGGCCTCTCTTCCTGGGGCCTGCACCCTTCGTCTTCGAGTTCCCCCGCGATTTTCGGCGGGCGGCTTCTTAAAAAAGCTCTTTAGAGGGGGTTAGGGGGAACCCTCCCCCTAAAGGGATTTGACGTGCTCGCTTGCTCAGTTTGGAGGTAACTGGAACAATGGCTCTGGTGCTGGCCTCTCTTACTGGAACCTGAACAATTCGTCTTCGAGTTCCAACGCGAACATCGGCAGGCAGACTCTTATTAGCAAACTAAAACATTTAATAGCACGTCATCTTCCTTACCACTTGGTAAAAATTAGGCCGATAAAGAGCATGGTTTAGTAGGTTTATTCTCGAAACACCATGAGGCTAATAAGAAGGATGCAAATTGAAACGTGTGGGGTATATATTTGAAAAAATAACTGACATAGAAAATATAAAAAATGCTATAAAGAAGGCGTCCCGTGGGAAAAGAAATAAAAAATATGTCAAAAAGATATTAGAGAATCAAGATTTCTATGCCGAACAAATTTATCAAATGTTAATCAACAAAACCTATAAACCTTCGCCTTATAAAATCAAAATAATATTTGATGGTGCTAATAAAAAAGAAAGGCAGATTTACAAACCCAGATTTTATCCAGACCAAATAATACACTGGGCGTTAATGCTACAGCTTCAGCCCATTATTATGCGAGGAATGTATCGCTATTGTTGTGGTAGTGTGCCTGGTAGAGGCACGAGTGATGGGCAAAAAGTTTTAAGGAAATGGCTAGATAGTGACTACAAGAACACAAAGTATTGTCTAAAAATGGATATATCAAAATTTTACCCTTCTATAGATAACGAGATATTAAAAATCATGTTTCGCCGAAAAATAAAAGACCCTAACTGCTTATGGTTAATAGACGCAATAATTGATAGCAGCGAAGGATTACCAATCGGAAATTATACAAGCCAGTGGTTTGCCAATTTTTATTTGGAGAGTTTAGATCATTATATAAAGCAGGAGCTTGGTGTTAAGTACTATATACGATACGTTGATGATTTGGTATTGCTTGGTAGCAATAAGCGTAAACTTCATGATGTAAGGAAACAAATTGAAGGCTATTTAAATAAACTCAATTTAAAATTAAAGGACAATTGGCAAGTTTTTAGAGTTAGCAAGAGAGGTATTGATTTTCTTGGGTTTAGATTCTTTTATGATAAAACTATATTACGAAAGCGCAATGCCCTGAGAATCCGTAGAAGAATGAAGAAAATTGGCATAAAGAAAAGTTTGAATCATAAAGATGCTAGTGCAGTAATTTCATACTGGGGATGGATTAAAAGAAGCGATAGTTATAATTTTTATCACAAGTATGTGAAGCCATATGTTAGCATAAATAAAGCCAAAAAGGTGGTGAGCGAATATGCAAAAACAAATAATATACGCCGAAATACCGGAGTTCAATCAGGAAACACAGGCAGTATTTCAAACTGAACCGGTAGATATGGGGGACTATATTTTCATTGGCGTAGAAGTTGTAGACCTTCCACCAGACGAAGAAGGCGATATGATTGAATATTAAAGAGGAAAACGAGTATTTTGTGACCTGGCAGGAACTTGAATACAACGGCGCACTTCGAGCAAGATTGAGCGGAAGGAGGGCGACATGATGGCATGGCAAACACCGAAAACTGACTGGACAGACGCAGACCTGCCGACCTATCCGGACTTTGACCGAATAGAACGAAACATACAATATCTGAAAGAACTGTTGGGGTGATAAAATGGCATGGCAACAACCTAAAACCGATTGGGTAATAAACCCGAAGAGTCCCGTCGTCGAGGATTTCAATAGGATTGAAGGAAATATCGATTTTTTAAAGCAGGATATTGAGACAAAGAAAGGTGCAATTGTTAATGCCNTAAACACTGTTGGCCTTGAAACGCAGTTAACCGACACCCATGCACAAATAGCAAGCAAGATTGTGGCTGCAAATCAGGGCACGAAGATTATTACGCCTTCGACCGTCAACCAGACGATACCGAAGGGGTTTCATAACGGGCAGGGGTATGTAAAAGGTGATGTGAATTTAGGGCCGGCAAATATTGCAAAAGGTAAGAGTATTTTTGGTGTAACTGGTATTTATGAAGGTGCATATTCAGAAAAAGTTAGGTTTTTATTAAGACTTCTTAGATTACCCGCACCACCTGTAGGAGTAAATTTAGAGAGTATCGGAGTTAGAAGGACGACTGCTACTATACCGTCTAGTGGTTCGTTACATGCACCAGCTAATAANACTTGGATTATTGAATATCCTACTAGTAAAAGCTCAAGTANNGCGTTTGTTACAGATTCGAGTGGCNGACNTGCTTTTANTAATAGTATTCAACTTCCAGCAGGAACTNTTTTAAATGTGATTGAAGTTGATTTAAAGAGTGTATATTCAACTGGTAGTTTTGATAGCATAGGTTCGTCTAAAAAAGTAGTAGTGCCATATTTTCGGTTAAACGATCATAGTAACGCTTCAAGGTGTACGTTTTATATGTCTAATACTACTACATCTGATTTACCGACGATAGTGTTTGAGGGAGTTTATAGTATGCCTACTGATATACCGTTAATTGGTGATGACACGGCTAGTGGCGGTTATTTATCAATGTTAGGTTTTGTAGTAGATTGGCCCAGTATAAGTATTACAATGTATACTATAAACGCAGGTCAAATTGTGCAAATAGGTACTGTTCCGTCAACAGAACAATGGGTG